TTAATCAAATATGTTCATAGCTTGATGTTTTTTATCAGTATATAAATGAGAGTACGTTTGAATTGTTTCTGTAATGTTAGAGTGCCTCATTAATTCCATTAATAAATACATATCTACACCATTATTAATTAAATAGCTTGCGTACGAGTGTCTTAAATGGTGTATTTTTAGATTCGGGAATACAGATTTAAAATGATACGAATAGGTAACGTATCTAATAGGTTCTAACCCCCCGAATATAAAATAGTTTTCGTCAAAATATTTATATCTTTTAGAAGATTCATTATACATGTTTTTAAGCATCTCTCTAATTAATTTTGGTACAGGTATTATCCCTTTAGAACTTTCTTTTTTTAGATTATATTCAATTTCTCTATTACTTAAATTGATTTTCTTATTTACGTCAATTTCGCCTTTTATTTTATCGTAATCTTTCCACTGCAAAGCTAAAGCTTCGCCTATTCTAAGACCAGAATAAAATAACAGTTTAGTTAGCTGACGAGAAGTATCGTTTGTGATTTGTTCTACTTTTTCATCAAATTCTTCACGAGTGATAAATTTAGCTTGTGGTTTTGTTCTGGGAATAGGAGTTACCGATAATGTGGGGTCGTATAAGAGCTTGTAATGCTTTTTGGCGTAATTGATAACTGCTTTAAAACCTGCCCACACAGATCGTGCATAGCCAACAGAAAGACCTGCATCGTTTAACAAATAATTCCTGAAAGCAGTACATTGCGTAGTAGTGATTTTGCCAATAGGGATATTTCCGAACCTTTCTTTTATGTGAGTATTATATTCTGTAGTTCGCTTTTCTATTGAGCGTGCAGAAAGATTTTCATTTTTTAAACGATTAAAAAATATATATTCAAAGGGTTGATTGTCCGAGTATCCATATTTAACATTTTGTATAAATTCGCTTTCAGCTAGTTTGGCATCTTTCTTACGTTCAAACCCACGCTTCATTTTTCGTTTGTTATTACCGTATACATCTTTATATCTAATGGAAAAATACCATTTACCTGTATTATCATCCTTATATACTGGCATTTTGCTTTTCCCTCCTCAAAATTGGCAAAAAATAATAAGGGTAGGCGGGCTACCCGTGATTTTAGTACTAGCTACTAAATGTGATATAATAAAATAAAAAGTAGGTGATGAAATGTGTGTAAAATTTACTGACGCAGAAATAGCTTATATAAAAGAATCAGTTGAAAATTATAGTAGTGAATTTGATATTTATGACGATGAACAAGAACTTAAATTAAAAATTTATGAACAAATTATGTTAAAAATCAAATCTGAATACAAGGATACCTATTTATTCCGTCTTATTAATTGATTTGGTATATTCTCTTAATATTTTTTCGTTTTCATCAACAATGTCTTTTAGTGTGTTTAAAAGAAAGTCACAATCACCTTTGGCTACTGCACCAGCTTGTGAATGGTTGATTATGTTTCTCATACTATACGCAATTTCTACCCGTTTTTTGGTTCTATAATTTACTTTACCTTCTTTAGTTAATTCTCCTAATAATTTTGTGTACATAGTTGAATCGGTGTCTTTATGTTTGATTTTATTAACTTTTTTTAATTTGATTAAAAACGTTTCTATAGCAACAGCAAAGGTTGCTGCAGCTGGCAAATACAATTCCCTTTTATAAGCTTGTAATCCTTGTTCTATTTGATAAGAAAAAGTTATATCATCAACAATCTCTTTCATACTATTTAAATCTAAGTGGTTGAACGGTTGTATTTCATCATGTGCTTTGTTTATCAATCTTTCTTTCGACTTCGATATCAATGTATTGTAATGATCGTTAGCTAATCTTTTGCCATAATTAAAAAATAAATCTAAATTGTTTTGTAATATTACGGTCCCGATATATTTTCCGTAGTAAATAGATGTGTAATAAATGTAATTATTAAAATCTAATAATCCGGATTGTTCTTCTACATACTTTTTAGAATCATATATGTATGAAGTAAAGTGTTTAGACAAATATTTGATATCAATATTACGAAAATTATATATTTCTTTTAATTTACTGTCATTTGAGATAACGACGATGCAAGGTTCTTCAAAAAAAGATTGATTTAGATAAAATATCGAAATCTTGTAATCGTCTTTTCTCATGAATGGGAAAGCTTCTGGATTGCTACTAAACTGATAATTGTATCTGTTTTCAACTACATATTTGTAGCCTTCTAAAAATTTACGCAAGTATTCTTTTAAAGTTTTATTTTCTTCCATCCCTCATCCTCCTCACGCCACATAGGCGCTATTAATCTTCCTTCTTTCTTATTGAAAAAATAAAAAAGATGATTGGGATGCTTAACATTAATGGAAAAAATATGACTATTGGTAATGACAGTACCGCCATATATAAGAAGAATTTATCAAAATTATATTTTCTCATTTTCATTTCTCCTTTGTTTATATTTCCTTATATTTAAAAACTCTCAACGGCTCAAATGTGATCGAATACTCGCCATAGTGAGTTCCAATACCATATATCTTTTTATATTGTTCTATTGCTTCTAATATGTATTCTTCGCTTAATTGTAGATACTCAGACAACTCATACAAGTTACGTACGCCATAATTATAAGCTTCTACAATTTCGCGTAATGGAACAGCTGAGATAAAGCCGTGTCGTCTTGCGTAATTTTCGAACTTGCGATTGTTGAAATTCGAGTAATCGGCTATATCACCGTATGTAAGTTTATTATGCGCTAATTCTTCGAAGAGAATTCCTGCTTTTTCTCTATCTGATAAACCACGCTTTATTAAAATTAAATCTCCTAACCATACCCCGTCTAAATTATCTGGAAGTACATCAGCCTCTCTTATTTCAATATAATCATGTTGTATTAAAGTTTCTTCATATAATCCCATCTGATACATCCTTTACTTACGTTTACTTCTTATATAATCTGCATAATCTAAAACTCTTTGCCACTCGTCATCAGTTAATTCTCCTTCTAAATGAGCTGCACGATGTTGTACTTCGTTTTCTGTTTGTCTATTTTTTAATAGTAAATATTCTGGGGTAACTTTCAATGCATTGGCAATCTCAGCTATATCCTCCATAGGTATTTTTCTGCTACCGTTTTCATATCGGGATAAGGTAGATTTATTGACACCTATCTTAGTTGCAAAATCAGTTAAATTCACATTATTCTCTTTTCGTAGTTGTTTGATTAATTTACCTATTTCCGCTGAAGTTCTCATTTCAAATTTACCTCCGTTTTATTTATAACAGTATAATAACACTTTTCCATATAGGAAACAACTAGCATTTTAAAAGAATAAAAAATATTTTTCGAGATTTTTGTTGACAATTAGGAAACTTAGGTTTAGTATTGAGTTAACTTCAAAAAACGGAGGTGAGCAAATGTATGAGTTCAACGTCAAAAGAATGAAAGCTGAACGCATTGCTAAAGGCATTTCGATTTCTGATATGGCAAAAAAATTAGGAATGACACCAGGAACTTATTCAAAAAAAGAAAACGGGCATATTAGAATTAATGTTGACGATTTAGCAAAAGTAATTGAAGTACTAGAATTGCCACAAGATAAGTGCGGTATTTTTTTTACTTATAGAGTTTCCAAAATGTCAACAGAACAAAAACAAACATCTTAAAAGGAGGACACAATGGAACAAATCACGTTAACCAAAGAAGAGTTGAAAGAAATTATAGCGAAAGAAGTTAGAGAGGCTATAAACGGCAAGAAACCAATCAGTTCAGGTTCAATTTTCAACAAAGTAAGAATCAGCCATAACGATTTTGATGAAATTAATAAAAAGTTTGCTTATACAGAACGTTTAAGAGGTGCTGACAATCTCGGCTTAGGACATCCATTATCTTTGAAGAAATATCAACACGGAATAGGATGTTATGAAAATTACAAAGCATACGCTAGTGAAATTCACGACCACATTAGAAAACTTACATTATCAGCTTTTGGTGTAACGCTTAATTCTGATTTGAAAGAGAGTGAATACGATGAAGCTAGCAGAATGTATAACATGTTAAAGAACTTCTATTTATATCGTTACCAAAAACGAATTGAAAACTTGTCAATTGAAGATTTCGAATAAAGAAAAAGTCACATCTTAATAGGAGGAAAACAAATGCAAGATTTAAAAAAGATTCATGAAATAGCAGTAAAAATCATCGAACTAGCAGAAAAAGAAAAATGGAGCGAAGAGGAATTACTAACGACAATAGACCTCTTACATCTCCAAAATAAAAACTATTTACCAGAGTTACCTAGTTTAGATACTACGTTATAGAAATGTTGATACATTTTTTCTGTGTTTTCAGCAGTGGTATGCGAATGATGTGTATTATTACTACTCGCTCGCACATTTAAATGTTCTAAGTAACTTTTAGTTAATTCTAAAGCTATTTCTTTATCAGACATACTTATCACCTCCTTAGGTTGATAACAACATTATACACGAAAGGAGCATAAATATTATGCAAGCATTACAAACAAAATCGAACATCGGAGAAATGTTCAACATACAAGAAAAAGAAAATGGAGAAATCGCAATAAGTGGTCGAGAACTTCATCAAGCATTAGAAGTTAAGACTGAATATAAGAAGTGGTTTAACAGAATGTCTGAGTATGGTTTTGAAGAAAATATCGATTTTACAAGGGTGACCCAAAAATGTCTTACCCAAGGTGGTTATCAAAATATGACTGACCACGCTCTAACACTAGACACTGCAAAAGAGATTGCAATGATTCAACGTAGTGAACCTGGTAAACGTGCAAGACAATATTTCATCCAAGTTGAGAAAGCATGGAACAGTCCAGAAATGATTATGCAACGTGCATTAAAAATTGCTAACAACACAATCAATCAATTAGAAACAAAGATTGAACGTGATAAACCAAAAATTGTATTTGCAGATGCAGTAGCTACTACT